CAGCAGCGGGTCAACGAGATCGCCCGTGTCGGTGAGGCACGTCCGCCCCGATTCCTTACGAACCAGGGCGGACGCAGCACGGAGGCACATGGCAGCCCGTCGCTCCTCTGCAGAGTTGTCGGGGATCGTCTCCCCTATCCAATCTGCGAGATTGTCAACAGACGCGAGAGTGGCGGGCTCAGTCATGTGCGTGCTCCTTACGGTGCGAGTTCGACCGAGACAGCGCGGTTGGCGTCGAGCGTGGTGGCACCGAAGAAGGTGTCAACAACGCTCTGGTCCTCGAGCTGCAGCGGGTTGTAGTGCTGAATCCAGCGCAGCGCGTACCCGTCCTGCGCGACGGACGCGGAGAACGCGGCACCGTCAGGCTGACGCGAGGGACGCGTGACGTGAGCGAACGCGTCACGGTGGTACGCGATGCCGAAGTCACTGGGGAGCGTCGGGTCAGCGACGATCGTGAAGCCGAAGAGGCGACCGATCGTGGCGTTGCGAAGCACCTCGGACGAACCGGACTCGTTCACCTTCTGGAGAAGAGTGTCAGAGAGGATCGCAGCCTCGATGTCGGAACCGACAGCGAACCAGCGGTCGGCCGCAGGGATCTTGCGCTCGTTGAGCACCTGACGGGCCTTGATGAGCACCTGACGGATGTTCGAGCCGTCCGGGGCGACCGCGGGGATCGACGCGTCGGTCACGATGGCCGTCATCTCCGAGATCAGCGGCGCCGCGAGAGCATCGACGACCGACTCAGCCTGCGGACGCAGAACCTGGCGGGTCATGTCCTCGAGAGTGAACGTTGCGAAGTCGTCAGGGAGACGAACCGCGTTGTACACCTGATCCTCGAGGGTCACGGGGAACCATGCCTGCGTGATGTCGTTGAACTGGATCGCTGCTCGAGCGTCACGGTTTGCCTTGGTGTAGACCTTGGCGGTGCCGGCGCTGATCGGGCCGAGAACGTTGACGGTCTGACCGCGACCAGCGACGAACTCGTTCGAGAAGTCCTGACGCACGGTGCGCGGCAGGTTGGTGAGGTAACGGAGGGACGAGAGCGTTGCCCGCGCCGCCTGAGTCGGGGAAAACAGAGTGATTGCCACTGTGGGCCTCCTTCATGGTGTGAACGCACCCACGGTGGTGGGGCGGGTTAGTGCTCGAAGACGCGCTGAACGACCTTGTCTACGTCGATCTCGGCAGCACCGGACGGGTCGCCGGGACTGCGCAGTTTCTCCCTCGGCTGCTGCGTCGGAGGCTTCTTGGACCCGAACAGCTCCATGAGCTCTTCGGCGTCCTGCAGAATCTCTTCCTCAGTGGTGCCGGTGAGTCGCTTCACGAGCGACTCGGGGAGTCCGTGCTTCACAGCGACGCGCAGACGCATGTTGTCCGCCTCCAGGGCGGTCAGCTTCTTCGCGTTCTCATCTGCGCCCTGGCTCTTCGCTTCCGCGTCGGCCGCACGCTTGCGCAGATTCCGGTTCTCGGAGTTGATCTTGCGGATCTTCTCGCGAGCCTTCTCCGGGTCGAATCCGTCATCGTCAGTTGACGTCGAATCATCCACGACGTCGTCACTGGTCTCCTCCTGGGGGTCCTGCGTCTCGTTCGTGGCTTCGTCGTCAGTGGCGTCGGCGGTGTCGGCGGCGTCGGTGTTCTGGTCGCTCATTTCGCCCTCCTGGGGCATGTAGGGCTGCCACCAGGGCAGCGATGTATCCCGAATGGTTCGGGGGGTCTATGAGGTGGGCGAGTCTCGGAAGCCACCGTTCTGGCGCATCGCCGCGAGGAGCTTCTTCGTGTTGATCGCCTTGCCGTTCGCGGCCACGAGCGCGCGCGCTTCGCCGTAGGCATCCATGTAGCGCTCTTCGTCGGCGGTCGGTTCCCACGCGTACGAGTAGGCCGGTTCAGCGGTGCACCCACAGTACGAGTGGTACTGAATGCCATCCGCCGCCGCGGCATCCCGGTAGACGGGGCCACGGGAAGCGAGCATCGCGCAAAACGCACACGGGTTGCCGTCAGTGACGCGACGCCAACCAACAGCACGGCGATCACGACCAGCGGTCGCCGCAACCGTCAGCCGACCGCCCATCATGGCCTGGCGTCGCACTATGCCGCCGAACTTCGTCAACGCCGCCTCGAACGCATCCGCTGAGTCCATACCTGCACCGATGAGGCGCTTCACGCGTGTCGGGCCAGCGAGGCTCAACGCACGCGCTGTCTCGGTAGGCGCCGCGAGCACGACCGCACCAGCAGCCCCGAGCTCGGCAAGCCGGAACTCGGAAAGGTACTCGGCGGCTACCCGCTGAGACTCAGCCATGCGACGGCTCACCGCGATCGCTGTCGACGCGAGCCAGTACGGCTTCGACCCATCCAGATCATCGATGTCGAGACGATCCCACAGTGCGCGCGCTTCGATCTCCGCGCGCGCACCGACCCGAATCTGTGCGTCTCGATGGGCGGTGGTGAGTTCCCTACCCTCAGCCGTTGACGCCATTGGACTGCTCATTCAGAGCCGCTGCAAGCTGCTCCTCAGCCGAAGGGTTCTCCTTCTTGTAGGCGAGCCACGCCTTAGCGATCTCGGGCGTCACAGTCGGGATACGATCCCACAACAGCTCCACCGGGATCTTCAGCATCGTCGCCATCTTGCCGAGAGCATCAGCCGCCTGATTCATCGACCGCGACTGCAGATCCGCCCAATCGGTACGAATTGAGAAGTCCGCAGCGTCATCCCGGCGACCCTCGATGTGAGCAGAAAGCCGAAGCACCTGCTCATTCGAGTCGCCGAAACCGACCTTGCGCTCATTTACCTTCAGATCAGCCATCGCACGAGACTCGGCAATCGCATCCGCAGACAGGTTCACCAGATCGCCCGTGAGGGCGTGAACCGGTGTCTGCGTGACGACGGCGAGGATCTTCACGTCCTCATCCGTGGCTTTGATCAGCCCATCCGGCGAGGTCTCGTCGAGGGTGCCGAACTGGACGCCCTCTTCTCCCGTCAGAATGTCGCCCTGACGAAGCAGTAGCTTCACGCGTTCGCGATCCTCAGGATCGTTCGGCATATCCAGGCCTGTCGCGGTGCGTACCTTCCACGAGTTGAAGTGCTGAACCAGCATCCGGTCGTAGGTGGTCTTGTTGATCCGCTCCGCAACCTGCACGTACGGCTCCACCTCACCAGGCGTGCGGCCCTCGAGGTCGATTTGGTTCGAATATCGCACAGCCGGCGCGACACCGGCATTGTGGCGCCGTTCCTCGATGTAGTCGATGCGCCCGTTGTCGTCGCCGAGGATGTAGACCGCTTCTTCGTCCACGATGTACTTGTGGCTGCCCTTCGCGAGCAGGTAGTACATGGGGTATTCGTCCTCAACCACGTCGCCGTACACGGCGTACAGGTCGCGCGGTGAGCGGCCACGCAGGACCGCGCCCGTGTCACCAGGCATAGCCGTAACGTACGAGTAGCCGTAGGACAGGGCCGCGCGGTAGACGGCCCGCTGACGCGAGTGCATCCGGTTCCGCAACCATGGCTCGGTGATCCGCTCCGTATCGACCGACCGCGACGAACGGAACGCCTCAGCGACAAGCTGCTGCGCCACCGTCGTCACAACCAGCGACAGGAACGGCGTCTCACTGATCTTCGCCAGGTTCCGATGTTCCGTCGTCGCGTAGTTCGGGATCTTGTCCCGCAACGCATCCGGCTCCCACCGATGCCACTTGTCGATCAGATCAAGGCTTCGACGCTGCTGCTGCCACCCCGGAATCAGGACGTCATTGGCGAGCTCGAGCACATCATCACGCTTCATCACCACACGCGCCCCCCTTGTTTCTTGCCGCTGTTCAACACACGACGGCGGGCCATGCGAGCTCCGACCATGCAGATAGCGAGGTCGATCTTGTTCTTGGAATCCGCGCGATCCTTTGCGATCGACATGAACCCAGCCACTGGGTAGCGGCGAGCATTCAGAACGTGCCTGCGTAGACGAGCGTCACCGTCATGGGTGAACTGCCCGTCCTGGATCTCACGAAGAGTGAAGCTGACCGCCTCAGCGATCGCCTTCGAGTTCGTGCGGTCAGTCATGTCGAACTTCACCGCATGCCCCTTGCCCCCTTTGGTCCCGTACGCCCAGATCTTCAATCTGTTCCGGTAACGCCGATGCCAGTCGTCGAACAAGAGATCCCAGTACGAATCCAGAGTTTCGTCATTGAGCGTGTGCGACGGATCGCCGAAGAAGGCAACCACTCGGTACGTCTCGAACGTGTGATCAACGACGCCATCAACCTCTTCGCGAGGCGCCAGCCATCCTTCACCACGCTTACCGGGCGGCTTCTGCCACATCCCGAGCGTGAACACGTGACCATCGGACATGCGAACACCCACAAGCCCGGTTGCGTCGTCAGACTTCGAGCAGTCGAGGAACATGGCGATCTCCTCGCCCGGTTCCACCACGATCTCGTCATCCTTCAACGGATCGAACTCGTTCGGCTCCGTCCACGCGTCCTCAGCCGCGGTGACCTGGTTGTACCACTTACGCCGAGACTCAGAAGGCGAGTTCAGCGGGTTCAGGATCGACTTACGAATACGACCGGCTGCATCCAGCCAGACGGAATCGCCCCGCACAGCCTCCACAACAGAAGGGGCCGCATCAGCCGTCAGCGGCGCCTCAGCAGGAGCCTCGAGCGAGTCATAGAGGAGGCCGTAGTCCATCGCCTTCGCGTCATCGCCCTGAGTGTCATCCCATGCCTCACGCTGACGTTGACCGACCGAATCCTCACCCGGACGGTAGGAGTTGCAGATATCCAGAATGCGCGCTGGGGCGCCCACCTCAGACTTCGCCGCGTTACCCTCCATCGCGCCGGCCATGTCATGACCGCCGTTGGAAGAATTCCAGTTCTGCGTCTCCGCACGGATCACCAGCTTCGGACGTCCACCCTCAATCGCAAGAGGGGAAGCCGTCACAGCCTCGATCTGAGCCGCGTCACCACGAGCCCACACGTTCTGCTTGCCGATCTGAATGCCGAAATGACGACGAGTATCCCCAGGGATCAACCCAGGGAAGATCTTCATCGTGTTCTTCGTCTGATCCAACGACACGGCGGCGATCTGCACCCACGCATCGGTGACCTGATGCCCGACCGGCTGGCCATC